ATTATGTGGTCAAGTATTCCTACACTATAATCATGCAGATGGACAGTTTGCAAAGAGCAATTTGTATGATAAAAGACCTATGCTAGGAATAGTCAAATAACGTTGAATATCAACGCAATCTAATATAATCTGGAGATCTATGCTACAAAAGATAGGGTTTCAACCTGGTATAAACAAACAAATTACTGCAACAGCTGCAGAAGGTCAGTGGATAGACTGTGATAATGTCCGTTTTAGATACTCTACACCTGAGAAGATAGGTGGTTGGAAACAGTTAGGTGCTGACAATGTTACAGGTGCGGCGAGAGCACTACATCAATTTACAAATAGTGAAAGTAGAAAATATTCTATTATAGGCACAAACAGAATTTTATATGCGTACTCAGGTGGTGTGTTCTATGACATACACCCGATTAAAGAAACATTTACTCTATCAAATGCTTTTACAACTGGTAATGGAGAAACATCAGTTACTATAAATTTTTCTGGTGATCATAATATACAGGCTGGCGATATAGTTTTATTAGATAATTTTTCATCTATTACAAATTCAAACTTTGGTGCATCAGATTTTGATGACATAAGATTTATGGTGACTACAGTTCCGGCATCGAATAAAATTACAATTACAATGCCTTCAGCTGAAACAGGTTCTGGTGCCACACAATCTGGCGGAATTAGAGTTAGACACTATTATCATGTGGGTCCTGATGTGCAGGAAAAAGGTGATGGTTGGTCTCTTGGATCTTGGGGTGGAGTAGAAGTTGGAGCTTTTACCACAGTCTTATCTGCAGATATAAATGCAGTTACAACGACAATAACATTAAATGATACATCACAATTACCTTCGTCAGGAAACAGTTTTATTTTAATAGGAACAGAAGAGATACAATACACAGGAATTTCAGGCAATACCCTAACAGGTGTAACAAGAGGTGTAAGAAATACCACAGCAGCATCTCACTCTGCAGGAGCCACGGTTACAAATACATCGGGATATGTAGCGTGGGATAGATCAGCAACAGGAGACTTAACACTAGAACCTGGTATGTGGTCTATTGATAACTTTGGTGATAAAGCTATTTGTTTAATCGTAAATGGTGAAGTGTTTGAGTGGGATTCAACAGCAACAAATGCTACATCAAATAGAGCAACTAAAATTTTAAACGCGCCTACAGCATCAAGACACATGCTCGTATCTACACCGGACAGACACTTAGTATTTTTTGGCACAGAAACAACGATTGGAGATAAGACTACACAAGATGATATGTATGTAAGATTTTCTGATCGAGAAGATATTAACACTTATGCTGCTGCACCAGACAATACAGCTGGTGCACAAAGACTGGCCGACGGATCACGGATCGTGGGAGCCATTAGAGGTAGAGATGCAATCTATGTATACACAGATACAGCTTTGTTCTTACAAAGATTTGTTGGTCAACCATTTACATTTGCCTTTGTGCAAGTTGGAACTAACTGTGGATTAGCTGGTAAGAATGCAGTTGTTGAGGTAGATGGTGCAGCGTATTGGTTCTCAGAGAATGGTTTCTTTAGATATGCCGGTGCTCTAGAAACATTGCCTTGTCTTGTAGAAGATTTTGTATACGATGACATAAACTTGGAACACGGTAATCAAATGATAACGGTAGGACTTAACAACTTGTTTGGTGAAATTATGTGGTTCTACCCAACAGCAAACTCTGGAGTTGTAAATAGAATGGTTTGTTATAATTATCAAGACTCATCGCCGACAAGACCAATATGGACAGTTGGTACATTAGCTAGAACAGCGTGGGCAGACTCTGCAGTATTTGGTAAACCCCATGCATTAGAATATGATGCTGATGGTGTTGAACCAGCTACGTCAGCAACCTATGTGCAAGGAAACACGGACGGTATCTCTACATATTATCAACACGAAACAGGAACTGATCAAGTTAAAGGTGGGACGGTAACAGCTATTACAGCAAATATATTGTCAGGAGACTTTGACATTACACAGAGAGTTATAAGAGGTGCACAAACTAACATTGCAGATCTTAGAGGTGATGGAGAATTTATGATGAAGATAAGAAGATTTATACCTGATTTTATTTCACAGACAGGTGCAACTAGAGTTACGTTAAATTTAAAAAACTTT